GTCGTTTTTTCGCACCGTCGATTTTGGGATACGAAAATGAGAGGACGGAAGCCCAAGGCGCCGGCCCTCAAGGTCATCTCCGGGACAGCCCGGCCGGACCGCGAGGCGCCGGACGCGCCGCAGTTCGAGCAGGTCACGCAGTTCCCGGACCCGCCGCAGCACCTGAACCCGGATGGCGCGGGCATGTGGGCAGAGCTCGGCCCGCAACTCGTGGCGGCGCGCGTGCTGCAGACGGTTGATCTGTACGCGCTCGAGCAGCTTTGCTACGCCTGGCAGCGGTTTCGGGCGAAGGCGAAGGCCGGCATGGACATCACCGCGGCCGAGGACACCGCGTTGAAGGCGTTGTTCTCCGAGTTCGGGATGACGAATGCGAGCCGGCGGCGCGTGACGGCCGGGCCCGAGGCGCTCAAGGGCAACAAGTTCGCGGCGAACGGCAAGCGTGACGCGTGACTACGTCGCGATCGCGACCGGGTACGCACGCGCGGCGGTCGCGGACAAGCGGGGCAAGCGATTCGGTCGGCTGCTGCGGCTGGGTGCGCAGCGGTTTCTCGACGACCTGAAGCGAGCGAAGAAGAGGGGGTCGCCGTTCAAGTTCGACGCGTGGCACGCGGCCGACGTATGCGACTTCATCGAGAAGCTGCCGCACGTCGAGGGGAAGTGGGAGACGCCCGAGATCGTGCTACATCCGTCACACGTATTCTTCCTGGTGAACCTGTTCGGGTTCAGGAAGCCGGACGGGTCGCGGCGGTTTACGTCGGCGTTGTTCGCGGTCGCGCGGAAGAACGCGAAGTCGACGCTTGCCGCGGCGATCCTGCTGTACTGCGAGTGCTGCGAGCGCGAAGAGGGCGCGCAGGTCATCAGTGCGGCGACCACGTTCCCGCAGGCGTCGATCATCTTCGGCGTCGCCAAGCGGATGGTCGAGAAGACGCCGGACCTGCGCGACGCGTTCGGGCTGGAGGTGTTCGCCAAGTCGATCGCGCGGGTCGAAACCGGGGCGAGTTTCAAGCCGATCCACGCAAAGGCTTCGACGCAGGACGGGTTGAACCCATCGCATGTGGGTCTGGACGAGATCCACGCGCACAAGACGCCGGACCTGCTGAACGTACTGACGTCGGCGGCCGGTGCGCGGGCCAATCCGCTGTGGCTGTACACGACGACCGAGGGGTACACGAACCCCGGGCCGTGGGGCGAGATTCGGCAGTTCGCGAAGCAGCTGCTCGAGGGCGTGTTCGGTGAGACGGCCGACCACTTCCTGGCGGTGTTCTTCGCGGTCGACGACGGAGACGGCGACTTCGACGAGTCGGCGTGGCTGAAGGCCAACCCGCTTGCGGACGCGAACCCGCACCTGCTGGCGGCTATCCGCAAGGAAGCGGTCGAGGCGAAGGCGATGCCGTCGAAGCTCGCCGAGTTCCAGATCAAGCGGCTGAACCGGCCGGCGGCTGCGGCGAATGGCTTCATCCTGTTGCCGAAGTGGCGGGCGTGCGACGGGCCCGTCGACCTCGACGCATTGCGTGGGGCGCCGTGCTGGGGTGGGCTGGATCTGGCCAGCACGCGCGACCTGACGGCGTTCCGCCTGGTGTGGAAGGTCGGAGACCGGCTCCTGACATGGGGCCGACGCTGGGTGCCGGCGGCGGCGGTTGCGCAGCGTACCGAGCGCGGCACGGTGCCGTATGCGGGCTGGGTGGCCGCAGGGTTCCTCGAGCAGACGGATGGCGAGGTGACGGATTACGCCGCCATCGAGGCTGCGGTGCTCGAGGCGTGCGAGCGGTTCGACGTGCAGTTGATCGCATTCGACGCGTGGAACGCGACGGATCTGGTGAGTCGCTTGCTCGAAAACGACGCCCCGATGATCGAGTTCGTCCAGGGACCGAAGAGCTATCACCCGGCGATGCAGGCGCTCGAGCGCGCGTACATGGCCGGCAACCTCTCGCACGGTGGTGACCCTGTGCTCGGCTGGTGTGCATCGAACCTTGTTGCGAGGCGTGACGCGAACATGAACATGGCACCGGACAAGAAGCGTAGCGCGGACAAGATCGACGACATGGCGGCGTTGCTGATGGCGATCGGGGTGTCGATGGGCGAGCAGAACGATGCCGTCGTGATCGAACAGGGCTTCGTGGTGATCTGATGCTGCGCGCATTCTTCAATCGGGCCAAGCCGGCGCGCGTCGAGCCGAGCGTTTCGGCCGAGTACGTCGACGTGCCGTCGTCGGACGCGGTGAAGATGGGCGAGTTCTTCGCTCTGCCGAAGACCGACTCGGGCGCGGTGGTCAACGAGTCCACGGCGATGCGTGTGTCTGCCGTATACCGGTGCGTGGGGCTCATCGCGGGCGCGGTGGCGACGCTGCCGTGCACGTTCTACCGGAGGACAGCGGACGGCCGCGAGCGCGCCAATCACGACTACTGGTGGCTGTTCAACGAGGCGCCGAACCTACGCTTCACCGCCGCGGCATTCTGGGAATTCTCTGTCGGGCAGATGCTGCTGCGCGGAGATGGGATCGCGTACATGGTGCGCCGGGATCGCTACTCGCCGACGATTGACGCGGTCATCCCAGTCCACCGGGACAAGGTGACGATTCTGCGAGTCGGCGATCAGCTCTCGTACACGATCACCGACACGCTGGCCGACGGGTCGATTGGGCAGTTCACGGCACACCAGGATGACGTGCTGCACTTCCCCGGCCTCGGGTTCGACGGGGTGTCGAGCAAGTCGGTCATCGGTTGGGCGGCCCGCCAGTCGATCGGCATCGCGATCAAGGCCGATGAGCACACCGCCCAGGTGTTCGGGAATGGCGCGCATCTGCAGTGGGCCGTGAAGGCTCCGGGCAAGATGTCCGCGGAGCAGAAAGACGCCTTCCGCGAGGCATGGATCGCCAAATACAGCGGCGCCGGGGTCTCGCGCGCGCCGCTGGTGCTGACCGAGGGGCTGGACATCACGCAACTGTCGATGAACGCCGTTGATGCGCAGCTGCTCGAGTCCCGGCGCTTCCAGGTTGTCGATATCGCGCGGGCGTTTGGCGTGCCGCCTCACATGATCGGCGAGACGACCGCAGCGACCAGCTGGGGGTCGGGCATCGAGCAGATGTCGATCGGCTTCGTGAAGTACACCCTGCAGCCTCACCTGGCGCGGATCGAGCAGGAGATGAACCGCAAGCTGTTTCCGCGATCCTCGCGCTACTTCGTCGAATTCAACGTCGACGGCCAGCTCTCGGGGGACTCGAAGACGCAGGCCGAGTATTTCGGCAAGGCTCTAGGAGGTCCGGGTTCGCAGGGCTGGATGACGGTCAACGAAGTCAGGCGCCTGAAGAACCTTCCGCCAATTGCAGGCGGCGACGAGCTCGTCCGCAGCTCCACTGGAGATCCCAATGCACCCAATGCAGAACCGCCTCAGCCGGCTGCTGGCGCTCAATCGTAGCGCGCCACGCGCCTACAGGATCGACGCTGCGGAGGACTCGGCGACGATCTATCTGTACGACGTCATCGGTTACGACTGGTGGACCGGCGGCGGCGTGACGGCGAAGCAGTTCGCGCGCGATCTACAGGCGATCAAGGCCGACACGATCCACCTGCGGGTGAATTCCCCGGGCGGAGACGTCTTCGAGGGCCGCGCGATGGTCTCGGCCCTGCAGTCGGTGCAGGCGAAGGTGATCGCGCATATCGACGGCCTGGCGGCCTCTGCGGCGTCGTTTCTGGTCATGCACGCGTCGGAGATCGAGATGACCGACGGCGCCTTCATGATGATCCACAACGGCTGGACGATCGCCCTCGGTGACCGGCACGCCATGCTCGAGACGGCGGCGCTGCTCGAGAAGATCGACGCCGCGATCGTCGACGACTACCTCAAGCGCGCCAACCTCGATCGGGAAACGCTCGCGGCGTGGATGGACGCCGAGACGTGGCTGACCGCTTCCGAGGCGGTCGACAACGGATTCGCCGACAGGATCGCGCAGGCGGTCGACGGCGCGTCTGCGCGCGCATGGAACCTCGCGGCCTACGATCACGCGCCGGCCGCGCTCACCGAATCCGACCACGAGGCCGAGCACGCGCATCGTTTGCGCCGCCTGGCGGTGGTCGAAAGTTCTCACGCGTAGGAATCGCTCCCGCGCGAGATGCCTGCCGCCTTCGGGCGGCTTTCTTTTTCCAAGGAAGGAACCTATGGAATCGATCCAAGCCCTGCGGGAGCGCCGTGCCGCGCTGGCGAAAGAGACCCGCAACATCCTCGACCAGAACCCGGGCGCGACCTGGAACGACGAGCACCAGAAGAAGTACGACGCGAACATGGAAGAGATCGGCCGCATCGAGGCCGAGATCGACCGGACGCAGCGCGTGCTGGCGCTCGACGCCGAGCGCCGCGTCGAGGACGCGATCAAGCAGGCGAACAAGGAGTCCGGCGTCGACGAGAAGTCGGTGCTCTCGGCGTGGGCTCGCGGCGGTTTCGAGGCGCTGTCGGCCGACCAGCGCCAGGCGTACCGGATCGCGAACACGATGTCGACGACGACCGGCTCCGAGGGCGGCTACACCGTCCAGACGGACGTCGCCAAGCAACTGCAGGACGCGCTGAAGGCGTTCGGCGGCGTGCGCTCGGTCGCGGACATCTTCACGACCGATCAGGGCAACCCGATGAACTATCCGACGTCCGACGGCACGTCGGAGGCCGGCGAGCTGATCGCGGAGAACACGACCGCGACGGCGGCCGACCCGACGTTCGGCACGGTGGCGCTGAACGTCTACAAGTTCAGCTCGAAGATCGTCGCGGTGCCGTTCGAGCTGCTGCAGGACTCGTCGATCGACATCGAGGCGTTCGTGCGCGGCCGGCTGGCGACGCGGATCGCGCGTGCGATGAACACCTACTTCACGACCGGCACCGGCTCGAGCCAGCCGCGCGGCGTCGTGACGGCGGCGGGTTCGGGCAAGGTGGGTACGACCGGCCAGACGACCACGGTCATCTACGACGACCTGATCGACCTGCAGCACTCGGTCGATCCGGCGTACCGTGCGCTCGGCTGCTCGTTCATGATGGCCGACTCGGCGCTGAAGGTGATCCGCAAGCTCAAGGACAGCCAGAACCGGCCGATCTTCGTGCCCGGCTACGAGACCGGCCGTCCCGGCGGCGAACCCGACACGCTGCTCGGCAGCCCGATCGTCATCAACCAGGACATGGCGGCGATGGCGGCGAACGCGAAGTCGATCCTGTTCGGCCACTTCGGCGCCTACAAGATCCGCGACGTCATGCAGTACACGCTGTTCCGGTTCACCGACTCGGCGTATGCCAAGCTCGGCCAGGTCGGGTTCCTCGCCTGGGCGCGTTCCGGCGGCAACTTCGTCGACGTCGGCAACTCGCTCAAGTATTACCAGAACTCGGCCACCTGATGGCCCGGGCGAAGAAGGCCGAAGGCGGCAAGGTGGCGGTGCGCGTGCTCGTGGACTGCTACCTCGGCCGCTGCGGGTCTGTGGCCGAACTCGATCCGGACGACGCTGAACGCGCCGTGTCCGAATCGCTGGTCGACGACAACCCGGACGCGGTGGCCTACGCGCTTTCCGAGCAGCACTGACGCCGTAACCCGAGAACGGCCGCTCTTCTGGGCGGCTGTTTTCACTTCCAGGGGACACCACACATGAAGACCTTCCGTCACATCCTCGCCGGCCTCGCGCTGGCGTTCGTCACTGCACTGTCGTTCGCGCCGCAGGTTCAAGCGCAAGCCCTGACGGATTACGCGGAAAATCGACTTGTCGATGCAGTATTCCGCGGCCAAGCGCTCGGCGCTCCTGCGACCTTCTACGTGGCGCTCTACACGGCGGCCTGCAACGATGCGGGCGGCGGCACCGAGGTCACCGGCGGCAGTTACGCGCGCGTCGCGGTCACCTCGAGCCTCGCAAACTGGGCTGGCACGCAGAGCGCGGGCAGCACCACGGCGTCGAGCGGCACCGGCGGCCAGACCTCGAACAACGCCGCGATCACGTTCCCCGCGCCGACCGCCAACTGGGGCACGGTGACGCACTTCGCGCTGCTCGACGCGTCGACGGCCGGGAACATGTGGGTGTGCCAGTCGCTGACGGCATCGAAGA